CGGGACGGGGGGATGTCGGACCGCGCCGCGGTGGATTGGGGGTCTAGCGGGTGGGGTGCTCGCTGCGGTGGTTGACCTCGCGCAGCCGGCGGAGCATGCGCTCCCGGTCGGCGGCGGTCACGACGCCGCCTTGGCGACGACAAGGAAGCTGTCGCTGTCCAGGTCCATGACGACGGTCGCCGGGGTGCCCTGCTCGGACAGCCGGGCCGCGACCTCCTCCGCCGGCCAACTGCCGCGCGGGCCGCCGGCCGAGAAGCGGTCGAGGATCTCGCGGGCCATCACGCCACCGCCCCGACGAGGTACGGGTGCGGGCCACGCGGACGCGGCGGAAGGGGTTCCTTCGTCCGGTCGTGCTCAGCGGCGGCCTGCGGCGCCAGCGGGCGGCGGACGTAAGACCCCAGTTCGTGGGCCAGACGGTCGGCGGCGGACATCGTGGGGGTGCTCATGCCGTCACCGCCTTCAGGGAGCGCCCCATGGCGCGGACCTTCTCCGCGAAGGCGACGAGGTTGTCGGCGAACTGCTCAGCGTGCTCGGCGTCGAGATAGGAGCCTTCGGCGCTGCTGCCGTCCTCAACGAAGATGAACGGCTTGCGCATCGCCTCGTTGCTGCTGAACGGATCGGCGCCGAGGCGGGCGTAGGCGAGCAGGGCGGGCGTGCTGTCGCGACGGGGCGCCTCAAGGTCCGCGAAGGGACCGGAGTGCCAGATGTCGACGAGGAACTTCTGGTTCTCGCGGACGTGATCGATGGCGCACCACGTCGGGCATTCCAGGTAGACGTGCTGCCCGTCCACCATGGCGGGGACGATGCGCTTGTCGGTGAGCGGTGCCGCCTGATCGGCGGGTTCCGGCGTTGCCGGGGGCTGTACGGTGGTCGTCATGGATTCGGTTCCTCTCAGCGATCCGATCCAGTGCCCCGTTCCGGTGTTGGCCCACCGGGCGGGGCTTCTTCATGCCCTGTCGTAGCGGCCTGATGCGCTCTATAGTTGCAACATGAGGAAGCAAACGCAAGTGCATGAAGGAAGGTGGCCGGATCTCGTGGTCAATGACCCCTCAGGTTGCAACCGAGGGGTGTGGGATCATCTGGCTATGACGGACGAGGAGCGAGCGCGCAGAGATGCCGCACTGAAGGAGCTGGACAAGCTCACGGCTGCCTACGAGGCGGCAGAGAGTGCCCTCGACAAGCGACGCGACGCCCTCCACTCCGCAATCGTGAAGCACCTCATGGAGCGCAACGTCCGGCCGGTCGAGGTCGAGAAGCACACGCCTTACGACCGCAATCACATCCGTCGAGTCGCCAGCGCGGCCGGCGTTCCTCCCCTCCGCGAGCGCACGGTGCGCAGCGCCAAAGGCGACTAGCCGCTGAAGCGGCGCACTCCCCGACGTTCCGTGGTCCGTCATGCCTACAAGGTGACATCTCGGCGTCACTGTCCGCGACGACATCCGAGGCGACATCTCGGCGCCATATGGGGCGACATCCCGGCGTCATTGCAGCTACCGTATAAGGCATGACCGAACCCAACGCCACGCTCCGGGCGGTGCGCATCTCCATGCTCCTGAGCCAGGACGACTTCGCCCACGCGCTCCGGGAAGCCGGAGCGCGAGCCGGGTACCCGCTCGACGCGAGTAAGCGGCTCGTCCAGCGGTGGGAGTCCGGAGCCATTGCCGTACCGAGCCCGCGCTACGCCCGAGCCCTTGAGGCTCTCACCGGCATGCCGATCGATTCTCTCGGCTTCAGCTCACCCATCATGGCCCGAGTCACGGACGACGGAGCGGGCGGCCACGACGTCCACCCCTCCCCCGAAGGTGTCGCCGCACCAGGCCCCGGCCCCACATCACAGGCGTCGCCGCGCGCCAACTACTCCGGCGTCTGGCTGTCCAAGTACGAGTACTTCTCCAGCGGCCGGGACGCCGCCTTCGTGGGGCTGCACCATGTGGTGCTGCTTCAGCACGGCAACCGGCTCACCGTCCGGTCCCTGCCGGGCGCATCCTCGAACCCGGACTCGCCGCTCACCATGGACCTGACTTTGGACGGCAGCGTCATCACCGGAACCTGGGTCGAGCAGACCGCATCCGACGGCTACTACCGAGGCGCTCGCTACCACGGTGCGATCCAGATGCTCGTCGAACCGACCGGCACCCGCATGGCTGGCAAGTGGATCGGCTTCGGCAAGGACATGGACGTCAACACCGGCCCCTGGGAGTTGCGCCTCCAGGACGCTTCGACGAACCAGGCGACGATCGCCAAGTACAGCCGGCCGCCTGAGTGACGAACGATCCGAATCAGAGGAACGCGTAAAGCCCGGACGGGAGAACCTGTCCGGGCTTTACGCGTCTTCGTTGCCCGTCTGCTGCATCTTCCTGGCCATTCGACGCCACTCCAGCAGCGCTTCTTGGATCTGCTCCGGGGTCGCGTCGACATCCCCCTTGACGACTACGATCATTCGGGCCCCGGACTCGCCAGGCAGGTCAACAACCTGAGCGTCATAGGTTCGACCTTGGCCTAGCTCTTCGGCGATCCGAAGCGGAAGGTCTGCGCCCTCGGGGGCGCCGCGCTTGACCGGAGGAGCCGAATCGACGCCAGCCAGAAGATCCTCCACGCGGCCACTAGACCAGCCGAGAGTGCGCGCCACATTGAGCAGGGCGGAACTGACTCGCGCCCTGGGGCCGCCACTTTCCAGGCTCTGGATCGTGACGCGCGAGACGCCCACCTTCAGGGCAAGTTCCTCTTGCGTCATGCCGTGAGACAGCCGTGATGCTCTGATGGCGTCCGCGACGGCCTTCCAGTTCTGCTCCATGCCCTCATCATGCATGGACCTCGCGACGACGCCAAGCTAAAGCACGGAATCCTCGGATCTGCTTGCGCGATGCAAAGCTAAAGCATACTTTCTAAGCGGCGGGCCCACCCCGAACCTCCAAGAACCGGGCGGGCCCTGTCGATCAATTCCGCCTGTCTCCAAACAGAAGGAGTCGACCATGACCATGGTCGCATCCCCCGACGATCCCGGCGACAACCGGGCCGTCGAACGCTTCACGAACAGCGAGTTCGATGTCGAGCTGGTCCCCGACGGCGACAGCTTCAAGGTCGTCGCCTCCGGCGTAGCGCAGGCCCTCGGCTTCCACGCCGCCAAGGACATGCTGCGCACCGTCCCCGACGAGGAGAAAGGGTGGGAGACAGCTCCCACCCCTGGTGGAGAGCAGCGCGTTCACGTCCTCCTGGAGCCGGGCTTCTACCGCGTCATCGGCCAGCGGCAGGCCACTCGCATCAAGGACCAGGTTGTACGCGAGCAGGTCGAGCGCTTCCAGTCGTGGGTGTACGGCGAAGTGCTGCCGTCCCTGCGGAGGCACGGCCGCTATGAGGCGCCAGCCGCGCCCAAGCAGCGGGAGATCACGGCCGCGGCTGGCCCGCTGCCGTACAAGGAGCAGGCCGAGGTCGTCGTCATCTTCGCCCAGGCCGGCGTGCTGCCCGAGTCCTACGCGACCGCCACGGCAAAGGTGATCGTCGCTCGGGCGATGGGTGAGCGGCCCGAGCTGGAGCCGTCAGAGACCCCGCTGTATGCGGCGACGTTCCTGGCAGAGAAGGGGCACAAGCCGAAGACGGTCGTGAAGTTCCAGTCCGGGTTCGGGTCTCGCGTGTCGAACCGCTACTTCAAGGTGCACGGCCGTCGTCCGGAGAAGATCCCGGGCCCGGCTGGCTCACGCATCGACAAGGTGGCCGTGTACACGGAGGACGACCGTCCGATCCTGCAGCAGGTGTACGCCGAGATCGCTGATCTGATCAGCGCGTTCGAGACGGGAGGGCAGATCGCGCTCAGCGCGTAGTCGCACGCGAGAAGGCCCCGCTTCCGGATAGCCGGAGCGGGGCCTTCGTCACGCCGCGGCCTCCTGTTCCCGGATGGTGTTGGGTCCGTATTCGGAGTCGAGTTGCATGAGCTGGTCGCGTCGGTAGGTTTCGCCGCAGTCGGGGCACCGGGACCGTTCCACGATCATGGTGATGTTCATGGCGCCGCCGCAGTCGGCGACGCCGCAGTAGACGGTGAAGCGGCGCGGCCCTGGTTCGCCTTTGGTGATGCCGTCGAGCTGGGCGTGGAGGTGGGCTATGGACCGCAGGTCGGTGTCGACCTCACCGTAGTTGGAGCAGGCCCATCCGAGCTGGTTGATGAGGAATGTAGTGGCGCCGTCGATGTCGGCGTGATGCCGGGTGGCGCCCATGGACCAGCCGAGGGCTTTCCGCCAGTCGTCCTCGATGATCTGCAGTTCCGTGACGACGCCGCCCTTCGCGATCAGCGAGAGTATGCCGAGCTTGAGCGGGGCGGGGATCTCCCGGGTGCCGCCGACCTGGCCTGTACTGCTGCCCTTCATGAGCGCGGACAGCTGGTCGAGGCTCTTGAACAGGGCGGGCAGGGCGCGGAGTTGTTCGAACGCGGTGTGCTCGCAGCGGCCACAGGCCCAGCGGCCGGCGGCGAGTTCGGTGTCCCACAGGTGGGCGTGGCACTTCGTGCAGCAGGGCGTCGGGGCGTCGTTCACGGCGTGCTCCTTGCGGGCGGTGCGGGTGGGGCGGGTCAGGAGAATTCGCGGGTGCTGAATTCGTGGCCGTCGCTGACGAACCAGTCGTCGTAGACGCGGTGCATGCCGAGGTCGGGCTGCGGCTTCATGTGGCTGCGCAGTTCCCGCTTGTCATGGATGAGCGACAGGAGGTCGGCGATGGTGTGCGGTCGGCCGTACTCGTCGACGATCTGGCCGTTGAGGGCGAGCTTCATCCAGTCGGCGAAGGCGGTGTCGGGTGCCCAGTCGGCGTCGGCTTGGAAGCTGAAGCGCCAGCCGCCGCTGCTCTTGCCGAGGTGGATGCTTTCGCTGGCTGAGCAGTGCTTGCAGGCGTTCTCGCAGGGCGGCGTCTGAACGTAGTAGTTGGTTCCCATGGCGGGGCTCCTTGCGGCGGTGCGGGGGTGCGGGTGGGTCAGGTGCGGGGCTGGCAGGCGGGCCAGTGCCGGTGGACGGGCCGCTCCACAGGCGCGGCCGGGTCGCTGTCGAAGCCGCCGAAAATCCGCCGCCCGCAGTCGTGGCAGCGGGACGGGCTGGTACCGAGCAGCCACTGCCACAGGATCCGGAGGCGGGCGGTCACCGGGGCTCCCGGTGACAGCGGCAGACGCACTTGGCGCCGCAGTGCTTGCAGGTTGCCGGCCGCTTCGCCCCGGCCAGTCCGGTCATGTTCTGGCAGTAGCCGTGGTCGCCGTGGAGGCAGCCGGTGGACAGATAGACGTGGCGGCCGACGATGCGGTGCGCGAGGCGCTGGAGGGCGACGGTGATCGCGGTCACGGCTGCTCGCCGTCATCCGGGCGTGGACCGCGCCAGTCGAGGAGGGCGTCGGGGCACACGCCGGGCTGGCCGTCGTCGTCCTGGTCTGGGTACGACTTGCCGCAGGTGCAGTCATGGCGGAGTGATCCGAAGGCCATGAGATGCGAGTGGGCGGAGCGGTGGGTGAGCGGGCCGACGTATTTCGGGCAGCGCATGAAGTGCCGTCCGGTCCGCGGGCTCGCGCTGGCGGCCGGGTGCTCGGGATGTTTGACGTAGCAGCGGTGGCACGTGCCGCGGGGCCATTCGCTGGCGAAGCGTCGGGCGTCGTACAGCGGGGAGATCAACTCGTCCCACACGGCGTCGACGTAGGCGGCAGGGATGATGCTGGCGAGGTGCTCGGCAGCCTCGGCTCGGCTGAGCGGCTTGGGCCAGCGCTGGTCGATGTCGAGGGGTTCGCGCATCACTCGCCGCCCTTCTGGAGTGGCCAGACGCGGTCGACCTCGCGGCATTCGGCGACGCTCGGCCCGTCGTCGCCGTCTTCGAGGGCACGGTGGATTGCGGCGGCTGCCGGGTGTCGTTCCCCGGGGCGCATGGCGGCCTGCCACTGGTCGGCGAGGCGGCGCACCCGGGCGAGGCGCTGCTGGTCGTGGACGAGCTGGGCGGTGTACGCGGCGAGCGCCGCATCCCGGGCGGCGAGTTCCGCTTCGAGCTTCGCCTTGGCCGCTTCCTGGCTGGCGCAGATGTCGGCGAGGTCGAGCTCGTCGAAGTTCTCCATGAACCAGCGGGCGCGGGGGCTGAGTTCGTCGTAGCGGCCGGTCACGGCTGCTCCTGCGGCTGGTCGGGGATGGATAGGTCGCGGGTTCCGGCGCGCAGCCACTGCCCCGACGCGTCCGGCTGGAGGTGCCCGAACTCCCGGAGCACTTCCCGGAGGTCGGCGATGCCGGCCCGGTATCCGTCGCCCCACGCGGTGCGGTCGGTGACGGGTTCGTCGGCGAGGTCGAGGCAGGCGTCGATGGTGCCGCGGAGGCGGCTGGCGGTGACGGCGCGGCGGATCGCCTTCAGGCGCCACCCGTTGGCGTCGGCGCGGAGCTGGTCTGTGGCGGCCTGCGCCGTGGCCGGGTGGTCCGGCTCGATGAGTGTCTCGGCTGTCGGCTGGTCGGTCACGGTTGGCCTTTCCTGGGTGGCGGGTTTGGGTTCTGGCGGCCTGTCAGGGCCGGGTTGAGGTCTGGGTCGTGGCGGGGCGTCCGGGGCCGTCTGGCGGCGTTCTGTGGCTTCGAGGTCACGCCGCCGCCTCCCCTCGCGGCCCCGAGCGCCTCTGTGGCGGCCTCAGAGCACCCCGGACGTCCCGAGCGCCGTCCGGCACCTCCGAGGCGCTCCTGGGGCCGTCTGTGGCCTCCTGGCGGGCCCTCCGACGCCTCTCGACGAGATAGGCCCGCTCCCCCGCCTTGCACGCGTCGCACGGCTCCTCGCCCCGCTTCCGGTGGGTCGTGTAGCCGGCGTGGTCGCCGTGCCGCTGCGGGCGGCCGTTGAGGATCCCGGCCCGGCAGCCGAGCAGCACGGCGTGCGTGATGTTGTTCGCGCCGAGCTTCCGCGCCAGACGGAGCGCCATCTTCGAAACGCTCTTCTCCGCGTAGCCCAACTCGCGGGCGATCACCGCGTAGGTCTCGCCGTTCGCCGCCCGCTGGAGAACGGCGAGTTCGTTCGCGGTCAGCAGCGGCCCGCTCACGTCTGCCTCCCGCGTTTGATCTGTCCGTCCGCGTTGAGGTGGCCGTCGGAGTCGGCGAGCATGTCCAGCCCGCGGCCGAGGACGGCGACCGGGTTCTCGCCCCGGTAGCAGCGGCGCAGGATCTGCCACATGCGGGCCGTCGGCTGCAGCAGCGGCAAGGCGCGGGCGGTCACGACGCGGTCCTGACGTTGCGCTGGGGGGCGAGCGTGTCCCCGAGGGCGAGGATGGCCTGCGCCACGGCCGCGGTCGCGATGGCCTGCGCTCGTGCGGCGTTGGCGATGGTTATGTCGGTAGTGGTGCGCTGGCCTTGGATCTCGGCGAGGGTGCTGCGGGCGGCGGCGATGCTGGCCTCGGCGTCGGATCGGTGGCTCATGGTGTTCCTCCAGGCGGGCGGCGGCCGGAACCACCGCCCGGGATCGGGGCGGGTCAGGGGGTGGGGTCGACCTCGGAATGCGTGAACCGGACGGGCTTGCCCAACTCGCGGGCGTAGCCGATCTCGGCGCGGGTGCTGTCGCCGATGTAGTCCCCGACGACGAGGACTTCGTCGGCGATGCGGATCTTCGCCCGGTGCAGTCCGTCGAGCCGGACCTTGAGCGCCTCGGCCTCGGCCGGGTCAGCCCACAGCGGGTGCGGCTGCTTCATGTCGCAGCCCGGCTTGACGACGATCTTCCCGGCGGCCGTCTCGCGGAGATCCACCTCAGCCATCTCCGCCATGAAGCGGGTGGAACCGCAGATCACGACGATCGTCGGGATGCCGAGCAGCGCTTTGCCGTCGGCGAGCTTCTCTTCCGGGGTAAGCAACTGCGGGTCCGACATGGGATTCCTCCTGCTGGTTGTGGTGGGGTTGGGGTTGCGGCCCGCCCTCATTCGCCGAGGGCGGGCCGTCCTGCGGTCAGGTGGCGCGCTGCTCCCCCGCGGTGTCGGCCTGCCGCGCCTCGGCGGTCGGGCTGCTCTTGCCCAGCTCGGCGTGGGCGGCGGCGAGGGTGACGGCCGGGCCACCGCTCTGGGCAACGAGGGCGTTGACGCGGCTGGTGCGGCGGCAGTCGTCGCACGGCGTCGGGCAGACGGGGCCAGTGTTGAAGATGCGGCACCAGGTGACGAGCTCGGCCATGGTCAGGCCTCCTTCGGCTGCTGCGCCCCGACGGCGGGCTGGGACACGGCGGCGTGGTGGCGGCAGTGGCAGAGCTCGGCGGGGCACTTGCAGACAAACGCCTCGGCCTCTGGCTGCTGCGCCTCGTCGGCCCTGCGGCGCAGGTGGTCGGCGACGTCCTCGCGGGCGTCGCAGGAAGCGCACGGCTTGCGCTGGCCGCAGCCCTCGTTCATCGCCTCGACGACTTCAGCCTGCTCCCGCAGGATCGCGGCCCGGTCGACGGGCGCAGACGCCACGGTGGGAGCAGGCAGCGCGGCCAGCACCGCGTCGGCCATCGCGCCCCACGTGGTGCCGCCCTGGCAGGTGGCCAACGCTGTGACGATGCGGTCGCGGAGTGCGGCCCGGTCTGCGACAGGCGCTCCGTCGGCGGGCTTGTGCTCACGGGCCAACTCGGCCAGCCAGTCCGGCCAGTCGTCGGGGCCCCCGATGCGGTATTCCTGGTCGCAGGGGTCGTCGGTGAGTTCACCGTCCTCCCGCACCCAGACCCCGTACAGGTGGGCGTGGATGCCGTCCTGCCGGTAGGTGAAGACGACGATGCCGGGGCGGATGCTGCCGCTGCCCCACTTGTACCTGACGTCGGGCTTGCCCGTGAGGAGCAGTTCGATGGACTGGGAGGCGACGGTCACGGTGGCCTCGGTGGGCTGCGGCTCGGTGGTCTCGGTCATGCTGCTCCTTGATCGGTGGTGGATGTCCGGGCGTTCCAGGCGTCGTCGCTCTCGGCGAGCGCCGCGGTGAGCAGGGCCTTCGAGATGGGGCCGGGCTTGGCCAGCAGCGCTTTGATCCGCTTGTGCCGGGCGTCCAGCTCCTGGATCACATACAGCGGCGGTGTCTGCCGGGTGATCGCCTGCGACTGCTCGGCCTCCCGCTGGTAGTGCTCGGCGTTCCACTCGGCCAGGCGCAGCCGCCGCCACAGCTCCAGCAGCGGGATGTCGGCGTACTCCTCGGCGAAGAAGCGACGCTCGTCAGGGTTGGCGTCGTCGAGGGGCCGCTCCTGGATCGTGCGCTGGAAGGCGGCGTCCCCGGCGGTGGGCCACAGGACAATCCGCAACGTCACCGCTGCGGCAGGCTCGGTCATGCTGTGGCTCCTTGATCGATGTGGTTGGGTGGGTGCCGCGGTCGGCCCCGATAACGGCGGGGCCGACCGTCCTGCGTGTCACGGGGTGGTTCAGGAGACGGCGAGGAGCGTCACGGGCTGCGCGCCGGGCTCGCCCTCGCGGCTGCTCTCGAAGTACCAGGAGCAGTCCGGGTCGTCGCCGCGCGCCGGGTCCGGGCTGCGGAAGATCACCCACCGCTCCTCGACGCAGCCGTACCAGTCGTCGAGCTCGGCGCGGTGATCGTCGGCGAGGTTCACCAGGAGGCAGAAGACGCGGGCGTGCCGGTTGAAGGCGGCGAAGGCGCGGCGGGCGCCGGGGTGTCCGAGGGCGAGCATGTCGCCGTCCTCGCCGATGTGGCAGACGGGGATCCCGTAGTGCGTGTCCTCGGTCTCCGGGTCGGTGATCACGTTGGACGCGGTGTCGGTGGTCACAGGGTTCCTCCTGGGTTGTCGTGCCCCACCCGGCTGGTGTGGGGCGGAATCGGGGTCGGGCGGGGAACAACGGGCGGTCTAGGCGGCCTCTCGGAGTGCGGCGAGCAACGCGGCCCGGTTGGCGGCCTGCTGGCCGGGCGACAGCGGTAGCCGGCCGGTGGGCGCTGCGACCCGTCCGGTGGGTACCGCTTCGGCGTACAGGCGGCCGAGGGTGTCCGCGGGCGGGAGGCGCAGCGCCTGCCGTGCCCGGGCCACCGTCGTCGGGTCGCAGCGGAGGCGGAGGGCGATGGAGGCGTTGGTGTGGCCCTCGCGGATCAGGGCGGCAATGTCGGCGCGGACCTTCATGCGGCTGTCGCCTCGGCTTCCTGGTAGCGGCGGGCGTGGGGTGTGAAGCGGCGGTTGCCTTCGTCGTGGCAGTCGATGCCGGGCTCGACCTGGCATTCGGGGCAGCAGGCCGTCGCCTTCGCCCAGGCGGATACGCGCTGCGGGTGCGGCAGTTCGAGCTGCCGGCGCTTCGACGGGGTGGTGCACGGTCGGCGGGCGACGGCTTTGCAGTGCGGGCAGTCGACGGAGCGGGCCGGGTGCTGCTTGGCGCGCATCCAGTGGCGGAGTTCGTCGGGCATCGGCGCTCCGGGGCGGATGGTCATGAGGTCTCCTCGAGTCGGTTCAGGTGGCGGAGGGATGCGGCGCGGCGGCGCTCGGCTTCGGCTTGTTCGGCGACCGGGTCAGTTCCCCCGCCGCGGGCCGCGTGAGGGGCGCGCTCATTGCCGCCCGGGGTTCGGCACGGCCGGCCTATGGCGGCCTGGCACTTGGGGCACTCGGCACCGAGGGGGCCGGGCCGCTTCACCTCGGCGATCTCCGGCGGGACCTCGCGGCCCACGCCGGCCAGGAGCTCGGCCATCTTTCGGGGCTTCAACTCGAAGCCGTCCGCTGCTCGACTGCGCTGACCGCGCAGGGCGGCGAGGTACGCCCGCACGTCGTCCGGATCGGCGTCCGGAACCTCGGCGGGTAGGCCGGGCCCTTGGAAGTCCGCTGCACGCTCACCGCGGATCTTCTTGATCTCACCGATGATCTCGGCCGGGCTGACGAACGGCTGACGCTTCGCAACTGCGGCAGCAGCTGCACGGGCGTCGGCGAGGGCGAAGTCGCCGAGGACGTCGTGCCAGGCGTCGGGGGTGTACTCGTCGAACTTCTGCTGGGGGCAGAGGGCTTTCACGTAGCGGGCGAGCATGACTGTCTCGCTGGGGTTCATGAGGACTCCTGCTGCTGGCGGGCGTTGGCGCGCTCCATGGCGCGGGCGAAGAGGTCGTCTGATTGCTGCTGTTGGCGGGCAGCGAAGGGGATGACATCGGCGCCGGCTGCTGCCTTGCGGATGTCGGAGAAGGCGAACTGGAGGGTGTTGGCGGTGACCGGCTTGCTGGTCTCACCAAGGCGCTCGAGGGCGCGCCACAGCTCGCTGGAGTCGGTGTGGTTCGCGAGCGCGTCGGCGATGGTGGTTCGGACTTGGCGGCGCTTGTAGGAGTTGCCGCGGGCGAAGCGCTCGAGGAAGGCGTCGGCCATCCGGTCTGGGAGCGCCCTTTCCGTCTGCGCGACGGCGGGTTCGCTGGACGGCTCACCGGGGGGTAGGGGGGTGTTCCCTTCCCTTCCCTTCCCTTCCCTTCCTTTCCCTTCCGTCAGTGAATGGTTCAGTGAAGAAATCTCACTGTCCGCATCCCTCTCAGTCTCAGAGTTGGACGGAGCGTGAGATTCGTTCACTGAGTCATTCACTGAACGGTTCAGTGAGTCATTCAGTGAATCCTCAATGCCTGCGAGCTCCGCGGGCGGAATGAACTCCTCCCCGTCCGGACCGCCGCGTCGACTCCTGGCGCACGCTTGGTGCGCGGCACGGACGTTGGACGGGTGGTCCGTACCGCCTGCGGACACCGGCCGGACGTAGTCGATGGCCAGGTTGTGGGCGTCGACGCTGACGAGGCGTCGCGGGATCTCACCGCCGCACAGCTGGCACATCCAGCCGTCGCGGCGGGCGTACATCTCCCGCACCTGCCACGCCCCAGTCGAGGGCGGCGGCAGCTTGCTCTTCTGCGGCCGGTTGATCCGCTGGTGCTTACGGAAGTTGACGACCAGAGCCATCTGCTGACGGGCCGCACCCCCGATGTACGGGAAGACGAGCCCCGTGTCGGTGAGGCACCGCATCAACTGGTCGACGTCCTTGATCGTCAGGTCGTCGTCGTACATGAACGCCTGCGCCTTGATGTAGGCCGGCGTCCAGCGCAGGATGCCCTCGTCGTCCGCCATGTTGAATGTCGCGATGAACAACAGCCGGGCATCGCGCGGCATGACTCCGAGGAGCTCGTCCTCCCAAAACTCGGGCTTCACAGTGCGAATGCGCGGCATGTGACGGTCTTCCTTCGAGCGGTACGGATAGGGTTCCGGCGCGAGATCAGGGGTGGGGTCGCCAGCACGCGGCCCCACCTGGCTTTACTGCTGCGGGTATTCGTCGATGGGCTGCATGCCGGGCCGGCCATTGAAGAGGTTCGGCTTGAGATGCACGCGGCATCCCGCTTCGCGGGCCTGGGCGACGATCCGGGCGACCCACTCAAAGGGCGGGGCGAACGCGGGCACGGTGCCGGTCGGCTGCCTCGTTTCGGTCTGGGCGCCGATGACGACCCAGTCGAACATCGACAGATCCGTGAACTCCAAGGGCTCCAGGAGGGGTTCGAGAGACAGCCACTTGACGCGGCCTCCGTCGATCTCACGGAAGGCGTCTTCTGCGATCCGCACGCGCTTCTGCTCGTCGACGCTGGTGCCGATCCATGCGCCGGGAGGCATGTCGAGTCCGACGTATCGCTTGGGGAACTTGGTGAGGGTGATGTACTGCCACGCCGGGTTGGCACACATCGCCTGGTGCACCTGGTTGATCCACTCGTCGGGAACCCACCTGCCGTAGAGGTCGGCCATTGAGCAGACGAACACCCGCTGGTATGCCGGGTCGTCGCGATGCATGGCGGGGATCGCCGTGTTGGCCGGCGCGTCGAGCCGCTCGTGGTGGAACAGCGGAGTGAAGCCGACCGGGTAGGCCCCCCGGTAGCGCTCGCTGGTGGCAATCTCGCGGGCGTAGCAGTAGGCGCAGCCGTGCAGGCAGCCCGTCACCGGGTTCCAGGACCAGGCCGCCCAGGAAATCCCCTGCCCCTTGGACTCGTTGAACGTGGCCTTGCTCTGCGGCTCCGGGTACCGGACTTCGGTTCCGTCGTGGGTGCGGAGGGTGAGCATGACCGCAGCCGGCTTGGTCGCGACCGGTTCGGGCCTGGGCATAGCGGCGATGCGTTGACGGCGCTGCTTGTCCGCGGCGTCCAGGGCGATCTCTCCGGTGCGGACCTTCTCGGCCAGATCTGGAGCGTCGCGTTGAACGGCGATTGCCCGCTGAACAGAACGGCCCGACGCTCCGACGACCTTGGCGGCGCGCTCACTCGACTCGCGCTGCCGCCGGTCGGCAACGGCATTGATGGGCCGCAATTCCCGCCGATCGGCGGGAATTGTCTCGCTCTCGGTAATTGTCCGATGCGATGAGTCACCGATCGGGCGGCCCGGTGGATTTGCCGCGGCATAGAACCGCTTGTATTCCACCGCCATGAACGCCTGTTGCCCGGGGTTCAATTGCCGTCGGGCCAGGTTCTTCGACACGATCAGGTCGAGGATCATGGTCTCCGTGTAGCGCTCCGGCAGCGTCTCGAAGACCGGGTCCGATCCGGCTTCCTCGCAGGCCCGCCACCGGTTGCGGCCATCGACGAGGACGGTCTTGTCGTGGTTCAGGATGATGGGCTCACGCAAGCCGTTGCGCTTGATGTCCCGCACCAACTCGGCGAATTCCTCGCCGCCGATGAGGGGGAAGGCGTCCGCGAACGGGTGCACTTCGTAGGGGCCGAGCTTGTTCACGTCAGCTTTCCTTTCCGTGAATCTCGCAGTGGCAGCGGTGGCACACCGCCGAAAGGTTTTCTGGGATGTCGAACGCGCCCCACGGCGGATAGCGCCAGTGGTGCGGCTCCGTCGGCGGACGCACCTTGCAGCGCTCGCACTTGCCGGCCGCCCGCTCGAAGACCGCGGTGCGCACCGCGAGGAACCGCGGGTGGCCCAGGTACTCGCGGTACGACCGGTATGGGGCGTCTCCGGGCGTGGGCGGCTGATAGTGGCGAACCATCAGGCGGCGTCCCCGATGTCGAACAGCTTCAGATCTCCGCCGACGTCGGGCAGGTTGCCGGGCTTCGGGGCGACGGGCCGCGGAATCATCGACAGACGCTGTTCGCTGCTCGCCGCCATCCACTCGCGCTCGCGGCCACGGATCTGCTTCAGCTCGGACTTCTGCAGGAAGAGCCGCAGCAGGATGTCGTCGAACCCGTCGCGGTTCTGCCGCCACCACGCGATGCTGACCGAGCGGTTGCAGCTCTTAGCGCTCTTCCTGGCGGCTTGGTCGGTCTTGGAACGCCACTTGTCGGACGTTGCTACCAGGTAGGCCCACTGTGCTTCGTCCTGGTCGAGAGCTGCGAGCGACAAGTCCCGGTAATCGGGCAGCGATTGCTGCTGTTCGCGGACCGTGGCGAACCACTTGATCCGCTCGTCGATGGTGAGCCGCTTCAGGCCGGCCGGGTTGCAGCCCATGGTCGACAGGGACCTGGACAGCCCGGTGCGCGTTGCTATCTCGGCGGTGAAGCTGTCGCGCATTGCCCAGTCGACGATGGCATTGGGGTCGTTGACGACGAAGACGGCGGCGTTGCGGTCGATGTCGGTGACGTCGGCATGGGCACCGCTGATGTTGTGGGCCGTGACGGTCGAGTCGTTGCCGGGGTGGGTCCAGGCGTTCGGCCCTGCTGTGTTGTAGCCGAGGGCCGGCAGGTAGCTGGCCAGGTTCCCGAGGAGTCGGTCGTAGGTGGCGGCCTGGATCTCGTGGAGGCGGACCTGCACGGGGATCCGGGACTGTGCGGCGTAGTAGGCGAGGATGCCGGGCGAGCAGGCGCGATGCCACATTTCGCCGGGGATGAGGGCGGCGTCTCCGGCGGTGAGGTCGTACCAGGTGCCGCGGTGGGCGCCGAGGTGGGCGATGGCGCCGACTTCCTGGCCGACGACGCTGCACAGGTAGTCGTGCTTGATGGGCGTGCGCCAGCTTCGGCCGACGTTGGGCTTTGCCATTCGAGGTTCCTCTGCTGTTGGACACGGATGGGGAGTCGCTCTGGCGCGGCGGGTTCTACGCTGCCATACTACTTTAAAGATTGGCCATATTGGAAGGATTGGAAATGACTTACACTCTGTTCATGCCTGCTGACCAGCGCATTCAGATCGCAGAGGACGGCGTCGCCGAGGTCCCCATGACCCACGCCCGCGCTGCCCTGACCTCGCTCATTCGCGAAGTCAGTTGGGGCAAGCGCCCTGGCGCCTTCACGGAGCGCGGCAATCGGGTCGCGATGGTCGTGCCGCCCGAGGAGTACGAGGACATCGCCGTGCTTCGCGAGCTGCGCCAGTACCTGACCGAGCAGGAGGCTGGCGAGGGCGCGCCTGCCACGACGAATGCCCGCGTCCTGCGCGAGGCGCTCGACATCGCCAAGCGCCGCGCTCTCGACTCGACCTGACCTCATCGCTCCTCCTGTCCTCCAAGCCCCGCCTGTACGGCGGGGCTTTGTCGTGTGCGGCTGCTGCGGTTCAGGGCCCGGTGCGCGGCCGGCGGGAGACGGTCACGCGGCGGCTGCGGTGGCTGTGGCACGCGCGTGAAGGAGCCGGATGGCGGCGGCCGCCTGCTGCGGGACCACCCCGTTGCCGAGGGCCTTCAACTGCTGGGTGCGGGTCATCCCGGGGACGTCGGTGACGTGGCCGGCGGGCAGGCCCATGAGCCACTCGACGAAGGCGGGGCTCAGTCGATTGCGATCGTCAGTTGCCCAAGGGGCTCGTCGTCCGAGGACGTGCTCCCAGCGTCGGATGGCAGGGTCGAACCGGCCCCAATCCGATGTGCCACGGCTGGGAGCGCCAGGTCCCCCTTGCTGCCCCTCTGGTTCGGGCCGCCCTTCTCGCCGTCCGACGCTCTGGGTGTCGGCAGCAGCAGAACCGCATCGGTCAGCGTCGGTCCCGCGCTGTACAGATCCTTCGCGCGCTGCGAAGTCCTTGTGGCCTTCGAGTCGTTGGCCTTCGGCGTCGGCAGCAGCGTCACCGCCGTCCGCAGGTCCATGCCCCCGTCCCCGTGCGCCCCGGATCCGTTCGTGTCCGAGGTCCGCGGCGTCGGCAGCAGGGCGATCGCTGTGGCCAAGTTCGGTCCGCCCTGCCTGTTCGGCGGCGCCTCCACTGCCGAACATCCGCCTTTCGTCTGCGGCCGTGGCGTCGGTAGCAGTGGCGAGGATGAAGAGCCGGTTTCGCTGATGGGGAGCGCCGACCTCCGACGCGCGTACAAGGCACCACTCCGCATCGAACCCGAGGCGGGCAAGGTCGGCGAGGACGGCGTCAAATCCGAGTCGAAGGTGCCCTGAGACGTTCTCAAAGATCGCGAGTCGGGGTCGTAGTACGCCAAGGGCAGTGGTGATGTAGGGCCAGATGTGCCGGTCATCTTCAACTCCCTTGCGTAGTCCGGCGTTGGAGAAGGGCTGGCAGGGGTAGCCGCCGCACACGATGTCGACGGGCTCGACCTGGCCCCAATCAGTGGTGGTGAGGTCGCCGATGTTCGGGGTGGTCGGCCAGTGGTGGGCGAGGATCTTGTTTGCGCCGGGGTCGACGTCGGACACCCACGCGGTGGTGCCGCCGAAGACTTCTTCGACGGCCATGTCGAGGCCGCGATAGCCGGAGCACAGGGAGCCGATGCGGAGCGTCATGCGGCGGCCTCCAGTCCGGCCTTGGCCGTCTTCTCTTGCCGGTCCGGCTCGGGGTGGCGCAGGAGTTCCTGCTGGAGGTGGTTGCGGCTGACGCCGAGGCGGGCGGCGGCCCGCTCGACGGTGACGCCGTAGGTGAAGAGCTCGCGGGCGTCGCAGGCAAGGATTTCGCCGCGCGTCCTGCCGTACTCGGGTGTGAAGTGCGGGTCGTCGATGGCGTCCATGCGGTCGGCCCAGTACTTGGGGTTGGGCCACCGGTTGGCGGCGGCGCGCTGCCTGGCTTGCCGCGCGTACTGCTTGGGGACGCCGTTGCGCTCGGGCTTGCGGGCGGCGAGTTGCTCGTAGGTGGTGACGATGAGCTGCTCGGTCGAGCCGAGGATCATTGTTTCGGCGAGGATCTTCCGCATGCGTTCCCGCTTGAAGCCGAGCCTGCGGTCGATGCTGATGAGGGGCCAGCCAGCGGCCAGGAGCGCCTGGATGCGCCGGTGGGTTCCGGTCGGGTCGACGTACAGCGGTGCGGTGTTGCCCGCGGTGACGGAGAGGATCTTGGCTGCTGTCTCCGGGGATGTGCGGTAGCGGCGCCCGCGCCATGGGACGCCGGCGAGGTCGCGGATGGACTGCAGAGGAATGCCGGAGGCTTTGGCGATCCGGTTGGGCAGGACGCCAGCGGCTTGCAGGGTGAGGATGTGCTCACGGACGGGCGTCGCGTCGATGAGGTTGTCCCAGGTGCCTGCTGCCTGCTTCGCGATCCGGTCGCGGTCCCAGTCGATGTACCGCTGGACGCATTCGGGCCGCCGGCAGCTGTAGTCGGTGTAGCAGGTGAGGTTGCGGTGATGGGGGGCTTCGCGGACGGCGGTGGTCACGGCGTCTCCTCTCCGGTGTCGCGCAGGTAGTTGATGAGGCGTCGGGTGGCGTCGGGGTCGGCGAGTGGTTCGGCGTCGATGCGGCGGCAGGTGGCGAGGAGCTCGTTGTCGCCGCCGGCGGTGTTGTCGGGTGCGGCCGGGGTGTGGCGGAGTTCGAGGAGCTCCTGCAGCCGGTGGGCGGCGTTGCGGAGGGCTCGGGCTATCCGCCAGGCGGCTATGCAGGCGGCGACGGCGAGGCAGCCGGGGCCGACGGTGAGGAGGAAGTCGACGACCGGGTCGACCCAGCCGGCGATGGTGTCGCCTGCGGTGATGAAGCCCGCGTAGGCGTCGACGGTGCTCACGTCCGCCTCCCGCGCCGCCAGTCGATGAGGCAGGACACGGCGGCGGACAGGCCGCCACCGAGGGCGCCGGCGGCGATGAGGGCGACGTACAGCCAGCCGAGGTTGAGGTGCTGCAGGCGCTCGGCCATCACGCCGCCTTCCGCTGCTCGATGCGGGCGTTGCGGCGCTGGGCGGCTATGGCCCGGCCCTTGGGTGTCAAGGTCCAGACGGCGATGCGGTGGCCGTGCGTGTTCTCCTGCGTGGACGGCACCATCTGCCCGGTGTGGGCGATGATTCCGGCGCCGCGAAGGCTGTTGATGACGGCGCCGAGGAGGCCGGGTCCAAGATCCGGGAGGACGTCCCTCAGGTCGTTGCAACTCCACTCGGTGAGCGACTCCCCGAAGTGGAGGACGGCCTGCTCGACGAGGAAGCGATCCCACTCGGAGTGCTTGGCGATGTCGTCGAGGAGGGCGTCCTTCTCCGTGGACGCGAGCCGCTCGGCGACCGTGAGGCGGCGGGTCATGACGCCCTCCGGTCTGCCTGCTCGAAGCAGTCGCAATCGCCGATGACCTGGCCGGAGCAGACGTGCTCGCTCAGCGGAGTGCGGGTGTCGGCGTGGAGGCGGTAGCTGTCGAGCAGGCCGTCGATGACGTGCCAGGCGATCGAGTCGGCCTGCTCGCGCTGGTCGCGCAGCCAGTGGTCGAATGCGTCGCTGCGGCGCGGCAGTGGGGCGGGGCCGTATCCGAGGCCGCTGTGGGTGAGGGCCGCGAGGACGCGGCGCCAGAAGTCGCTCATGGTCTGTGGTCTCCTGTTGAGAGCCGGGGCCCCGCTTGTTTGCGGCGAGCGGGACCCCGGGATGGCGGTTGGCTAGTCGATGAGTTCGCCCTCGATGGGTCCTTCGTCGGCGGGGTCGGCGTCGTCCAGGGCGGACGGCTGCGGCGGGAGCGGGGCGCTGGCCACAGAGGGGGCGGCCGTGAGTTCTCCGGCGACTTCGGCCTGGGCGCGGAGCTGCTCGCGCATGTACTCGGCGGAGGTCGGCACCCACTTGGCGAGCTGCCGGACCGCAGACTTAAGCCACATGGATTCCTCGTTGGTGTTCCACGGGCTGTAGTCGGAGTTCTTGGAGTCGGACTTGGCGCGGATCTCCATGACGCGCTTGCGGTTGAGGACGACGACCTTGGAGACGGCTCCGTCCTTCATGACCGCGTAGGCGTACACGCCGACGAGGTCGCCGCGGTCGGCGCCGAACCAGTCGATGCCGTGGACGGGGCGGTCATCGCGGCCAGGCACGTACTGGAAGGAGTCGCCGGCGCGGACGGCCTCGACGATGACCGTGGAGACCGCACCGGCCCGGTAGATGAGTTCGACGATGCCCTGGTAGCCGACGATGCCCTTGATGATCTGGCGGCCGTTGTGGGCCTTGCTTTTGCGCGGGGTGAGGTAGAACTGCTCGGTGCCGGGCTCCAGGCCGAGGCGGGCGGCGACCTTCATCTCGCGGAGGAACACTCCGACGTCGGTCTGGGCGGCGGCCATGAGGTTCTTGTCGCCGCGGATGGCGCCGACGGCGAGGCGGATCCACTGGTCGGGGTTGATGTGGGAGGGGACGAGGGCGGCGTATTCGTCGCGGTACTGCTCGATCTGGGCGGCGGGCCCGGTGTCGCGGGTGGCGATGGCGTTGCTGATCTCGCTCATGCGGCGGTGTCCTTGCTGGTGGTGTACGGGCTGAGGGAGTAGGTCTTGCCGTCGCGGACGGTGCGGTAGGCGATGCGGCGGTCGCCGACGACGGCTCGCTTGCCGTTGCCGATGTGGTCGAGGACGACGCCCTTTGCGGCGGTGAGTTCGGTTTTGGCGAGGCCCATCTGCTGCTGGGCGATCTCGTAGCGGGCGGCGTCTTCGAGGGGGATCTCGACGTCGACGTCTTCAAGGCCGTCGGGCTGGACGCGAATGGTCTGGTAGGTGTCGTCGGCGCCGTCGATGGGCGGCCGGTTGCCCTGGCGGACGTCGTCAAGGAAGCGTTCGGCCGCTGCCCGCATGATCTTGGCGTCGGCCTCGTCGTACTCGACGACGTACTCGCGGTAGTCCCAGCCGCCGATCAGCACGGCGAGGTTGCAGACCTTGAGGCCGAGAGCGTCGAGCTGCCACTGGATCTGGCAGCGGTAGTGCAGCGGGTACTCGTCGGATCCGTCCGGGCCCCAGCCGTCACCGAACGGGCTGGTCTTGACCTCGAGCAGGCCGACCGCCTTCTCCGGCACGTCGAACACGTCCGCGGGGGCCGCGTACAGGACACGGTCCGGGGTGGCGCGCTGCCACTCGCGGTCCCGGTTCCGCCACGTGCCGGCCGGGGCGGCGAGCATCCCGGGGTGCTCTTCCTCCCACTTGAGGCAGACCGCGTCTTCGAGCCGGTTGCCCCACTCGATCGCGGGGGTCATCTCGAACGGGCCGACGGGGAGGCCGGTCTTCTTGTGCCAGAGGCTGAAGCGGGACATCCACGGGCTGAGGCCGAGGATGGCGGCGATCTCGGTGGCGGTGACCGTGAGACCGGTGCGGGCCTCGTCCCAGGCGGCGGTGCCGGGCGTGAAGTGCCCCAGCAACACCCCGGACGGGACGGTGTAAGGGTGGTCTGTGGTGCTCATGGGACTCGCTTTCGGGTAGAAGGTGCCGCGGGCCGCCGCCGTTTCCCTGGGGGTGGGGAGGGCGGCGGCCCTCGGCTGGCAGGCGGAGCAAGGGGGGAAGCTCGACACCTGCCGGTCTGTGTGGTTGTGGCGCCCCGCCGCTGGCCGGTGGCATCCGGCGGCGGGGCGAGATCTATGCGGCCGGCTCGGGCTCGTCCTTCACGCCCCACGTGCAGGGCAGCCGGCCGGGGTTGGTGGTGGCAGCGGTCGGCCCGAGGTTGAGTGCCTGCCAGAGCGGCCGGACGTTGATCGGTTCAGTGGCCTGGTCGGCGCCGTCGCTGGTGTCGCGGACCATCGGCGGCACGTCGACGCGGGTCGCGTTGGCCTCGGCGGCGAGCTGCGGGCCGAAGCGGGCGCGCAGCCGGAGGGCTTCGTCGCGCCATTCGTTGCGCTCGGCGGTGAGTTCGTCGACGTCCGCCTTCAGCTGTACGACCAGCAGTTCGGCCTCCGCCTGGTGGGCGACGGTCTTCTCGTGCTGGTGGTCCTGGTCGTCGAGCTGCACGCGCAGGCCCTTGATGAGGAGCTCGGCGCCGGACACCTTGCGCTGGAGGCGTTCGATCTCGTCGGGGGCGCGGTGCTTACGGGTGGGCCGTTCCCGCCAGCCGAGGCGGACGGGGAGCAGGTCGGTGAGGGTCACTGGTGCTGCCCCTTCCGGGCTTCGATGCGGTTGGAGATGCGCTCGCCGAGCAGCAGGAGGAACGGGGTGCTGGTCGCGAGGACGATGCCGACGTAGATCACGGCGTCCTCCGGATCAGTTCGGGTCGGATGTCGAGCGCGGCGAGGAGTTCGAGCACCCCGGCGGCGATCACCGGGTCCTGTGCGAGCTGCCGTCCGGCGTGGCGGGGGAACAGGTCGTCGATGTCGCTGGGGTGTTGGTCGGCGATGTGGTCGGCGACCCGGATGGCGGCGGCCCGCTGCTCTGCGGCGGTGGCACGCCGGTGGCGTTCATCCGTGGTGAGTTCGAGGGTCATGTCAGCGACCGCCCCTGGTGAGCTGGTAGGCCTGGTGTTCTTCCTGCTGGCGTTCGACGTTGGCCCTGGCGGCGGCGACCTGGTCTTCGAGGTCGAGGACCTGCAGGCGCAGCAGCTCGATCAGGCCGAGGAGGATGGCCAGCAGCGGGGCGTTGAGGAACGCGGAGTTCGCGGTCATCACGCCACCGCCTTGGCCGCGCTGCGGAGCGCGTGCAGCACGTGCGCCTGGGTGCGCTGTGGGGCCTGCTCCCACGGCACGACGAGCTGGTTGCCGAGGTGGGTGACGAGGGCGTCCCAGGCGTCGAGCGTGGTCTGCTCGGCGTCCGGCGTCCCCTTGCCGGGCACGTAGCCGGCGGCCCGGTCGATGGCGGACACCACCGGGTTGACGAGCGGGTCCCAGCCTTCCGCCTGCAGCAGGTCGGCGGTGCCGTTGAGGACGGCGGCGACACGGGAGCGGGTCACGGACAGCGTCACCATCACGCCACCTGCCAGAGGCTGCGGTTGCGCTTGACGGCGGCAGCTTCGGCGGCGACGACAGCGAGCTTGTCGAGGGCGTCCTGGTCGGCGCCGTCGAGGTTGAGAGCGACGGCGGAGCCAAGGCCGATGACGAGCTGCCCGTTACGGACGTCGAGGGCGATGTCGTCGGTCTCGTCTCCGACAAACACGATCGCTTGAGATACGCGGGTCTGGCTCACAGCGCCTCCTTGAGGGCTTGGGCCTGGCGGTTGTCGGCTTCGCGGGCGGCGATGTACTCGGCCCAGCCGGCGTAGTCGGCGTCGGTCGACAGGGGCGCCTCGGGGTGGCGGACCAGCCAGGCGTCCAGGTCGTAGGCGAGGTGATCCGACGGGGACGCGGTGCGCTTCGCGGCGTCGGCGAGGATCTGCGAGTTGCGCTGGCCGGCGACGATCGCAGCCATCTGTTGCTGCAGCTTCGTCAGCGGCACGTCCGGGACGGCGATCGGGTGCGGGGCGGGAGACGTCGTCACGAGGTCGCCTCCTCGTCGTCGAGGGCGTCCTGACAGTCCGGGCAGAGGCCGGTGATGCGCCACTCGGCCTCGTACTGCTGGGCCTCGGCCTCGGACCAGAAGACGCGGGCCGTTCCGTCTGCGGCGATGAGCGGTTGCCCGCAGCCGATCGGAGCCTTCAGGCAGCGCTCCTCACGGACCGCGTCCGTCGGCAGGTCACCGCCTGAGAGCGATGCCATGAAGCTGGTGATGGTCGACGCCTGCGGCCCCATGTCCGCCGTCAGCGGGACGCCCGTTGCGGCAATCCGGGCGGCCAGGGCGGGGTCGGTGATGCTCATGAGGTCGCCGCTTTCCGGGTGTAGGCGGTGAGGCGGCAGTGGATGCCCCACCAGGTGACGTGCTGCGGGGCCGCCGAGGACTCGTCCCATTCGGCGTCGAGGAGTTCGAAGAACCCGTCGTCGGCAGTGCACCCGCCATGGCCCTCCCCCGCAAAGATGAGGAGATCGCCCTCGTACACGGACAGTGCGTGCCGGGCGTGCTCACCGCCGTAGGGCGGCCACACCATCAGCAGCCCGCGGTCCTGGTGGCGCTTGACGGCGGTCGCGTCGTCCTGCAGGACCGTCGTGTACGGGCCGCCCTTGCAGTACGAGTTGTCGTCGGCAGGCGGATACGGGTCATAGGCGGCGACGTCGACACCGGCCTGCTCCAACTGCCAAGCCCAGTAGCCGGTTCCGGCGCCGATTTCGACAACCGCTCGGCCGTCGAGCTGCTCGACCATCCATGTGACGTCGCCGGGCGAGATGATCGACCAGGCGTAACGGGTGGCCAGGCTCTCTCGGGTCGCGCCAGCCTCCGCGAGTGCGGCGCCCGTCGCCTTCGAGAAGGCGAGGTACGGGTACGTCGGCTCCAGTGCTCCGCCGTGCCAGTCGGGCTCGGCAGGCATCCAGCGGACTGCATCCCACAGCGGATTACGAGTTCCTTCCGGCGTGATCTGGTCCTGGTCGCTACCGGCGATCGGCCGGTAGTTGTCCTTGCTGCTGCCGTACTGGCGGAGACCCGCGTGCGGTTCGTTCCATGCCGCCTCAAGGCGGGCTGCGATCAGGTCGGCGTTCATGAGGCCACCGCCTGACGGGTGGCGTCGTACTGGCCGATGGCCCACGAGGCGGCGTGGCACTGCCACACGTAGTGGTAGTTCAGCTTGTCGACGTTCCACTCGGTGAAGTCGTCGAAGTCGAAGCCAGCCGTCTGGCGGATGCTGATCTTGTGGCCCTTGCCGTCCGCCTTGTGCTTGCGGATGTCCCACATGATCGCGTCGACGTGCGATACGTCGCCGCTGTTCTGGCCGCACGAACACGTGGCCCGATGCTTCGCACCGAACTCGTACTCGCTGACGAGCTGGAACGCGGTGTCCTTGGTGTCCAGCAGGTGGCTGCCGAGGACTTCCTCGTCGACCGCCGCCCGCAGCCCCTCCGGCGCCCAGTCGTCTGCGATGGCTTCGGCGACACGCTCGTTGATCGCGGCGACCATGAGGTCGCGGTCGTACTCGCTGACCGAGTCGCGGCCGTTGACGAGCTTGCTCGCCCAACGGTCCGGGTCGACACGAATGCCGCGCAGCCAGCCGAACATGTCCGCGGTGTCGTCGCCGTACCGCGCGAAGTGGAACGAGCCGTGGCTACCGGCCACCAGCAGGTTGTACGGCCACGCGACGACGGTGATGCGCGTCATGCTGGTCCTCGGAGCGCCAAACTCCAGATGCCGGAAGACGCCGTCCTCGCGCTGCAACATGAGGGTGTGGTTCGCGGTGTCGCTCTTGAAGTGCTCGGCGATCTCTGCGTACTCGCTCATGCCGCACCGCCCGGGATGAAGTAGGAGCACGCGCACTTGCAGAGCCGGGCTCCTGAGGCGTTGCAGTCCGTTTCGCCGTCCTTGGAGTGCGCCGACTCGACGTGGCCGCAGTCGGCGCACACGTCCAGCTCGGCGATGCGGCACCAGGGGCAGCCACGCGTGTCGTCCGGCGCGCGAAGCCAGGTGGGGTGCTCGGGGTTGTCGCAGGACGCGGAGACACGGCCGTCGGGGTCTCCGAGGTCGAGTGCCCGGTACGCGGCCAGCTTGGCCGCCTGCTTCTCCTGCGCCGTCTCCGCCTCGTACAGCGGGGTGAAGACCTTTGTGCCGTACTTGGTGGCGGTGGCGCACGGCCATCCGGTGACGGTGCCCTCTTCCCAGCAGACCGCGCACAGCCACGAGTTGGGGATGCCGCAGTCGTCGAAGACGGGGAGGTGGAATCGGGCCGGGAGCTTCGCGTTCTCCTCCAGGGAGAAGCCCGCGAGGATCTCGTAGTCGGGGTGGTCCGGGGCGTGCAGCAGGGTGGCGCGCTGCTCGCAGCCGTCGTGCTCGACCGGCTTGCCGGCGGCGACGTTGCCACGGCAGGTGCCGCACGCGGACGGGTCGGCGTGGATGCTGCCCTTGGCGAGGAACTCGGCGCGCCGCTTCACCCAGAAGGGGTCCATGTCGGGGTAGCTGGTCATGCCGCACCCCCGTCGACAGTCGCGGTGTGGTATTCGATGCGGCCGTCGCCGTACACGGTCACGGCGGCAACCGCGCCCTCCATCGACGCGCCGGGGCCATTCGTGCCGAACTGGGCGACCTTCAGCAGGCCGCCAAACGTCGGCGTCACGTGCAAGTACTCGGTGTCCGTGTCGATCCGCTCAACCAGCGGGCTACCGCCGGGAACGGGAGTGTCGGGAGTGGGAGATGATGAAGGCATGGTTCGCCTCGTCTCTGTTGGGATGGTGAGAGGTGGATCGCGCGGCGTGAGCCGCGGTGGCCCCGGCTGCCGGGTAGGCGCCCGACGGTTGGGGCCGCGGCCGTTTAGGCGGCGGTGCGGGTACGGCTGGCGAGGCGGGGCTCGGCGGGCCGGCTGTCGTGCTCGCGGGCCGGGTCGGGCTCTACGGCCGCCCGGTACTGGGCTTCGAGGTAGGCGTCGAGGTCCGCGATGCGGTAGGCGACGTACTTCTGGCCGACGTTGAAGCCGGTGGGCCCCTTGCCCTGGACGCGCCACTTCCGCAGCGTGTGGTAGGCGACGCCGATGTAGGCGGCGGCGTCCTCGATCCAGAGGTGGCCCGCCGGGGCCTTCCGCTTGGTGCGCTTCTGGGTGGGCACTGGGTTACTCCTTATGGGTGGGGGGATGCTCTGGAGACGTTTCGTCCAGTTCTGGAGACGCTTTGGGCGCGAAGAGGACGAGTAGGGCGACACCAAGGGACCTCACGAGGGAGTGAGCGTCTTCCATGTCGGCAGTCTTCTGTCGGCCGGTGGCGAGCTTTTCGATGAGGCCTGATCCGCAGCCGCTAGCCTCCGCGAGGCTGTCGTAGCCGTAGGGAGCCCCTCGACCAGGGTGTTTCATGATCCATCGGAAGATTTGTGCACTTCGGAGTGTGTATCTACGGCTCAACGGTTCCCCTGTGGTGCGGAGCGGCCTTGATGGATCCAAGTGAAGCATAGTGGAGACGAATCGTCTACAGAACTGGACGACGAACCGGCGAGTATCGGCAAAGTTCTTGGCCGGATAGCATTGATCTATAGACGATTCGTCTCCATCACGCGATGGTTATACAGACTGACCTGCTAGTTTCCCGACGCAGACTCCCCCACATAGAGACAGTCGGTGTTGACGTGCCACGAGAGGACGAAGAGGACATGACGGCTCCGGCCACCGCCCCAGACCCCGGCGCGGCCGCTCCCCCCACTGTCGGCGCGCTCTCCCAGCTCATCCAGGAAGCGCTCGACAAGGGCGACTCCTATCAGCGCCTGGCCGACCGGGCGATCGACCCCGAGAGCGGCGAGACGGCCTCCAAGCCGTACCTTCAGCGGATCGTGAAGAACCCGCCGGCCAATCCGCCGACCCCGAAGGTGTTGGGCGCGATCGCCGCAGCCCTGGGCAAGCCGGTGCAGCGCGTCAAAGATGCCGCGGCTCGACAGTGGCTCCTCTATGAGGCGACGGAACTCGCCGGCTACGACGAGGAAGTCCGCATCATCGTCGGCCACCTCGCAGGCAAGTCGAAGGCGGAGCTGATGAAGTGGCGCTACATGATCGAGGCCGAGGAGCGCGCGAAGCGCGAGGCCGGCGAGTAGCGCAACAGCTACTGAACTTCTGTCAACTGATCGCGAATGTCCGTAAGTAGATATTTCTACAACTGATTGTCGGCGACTCCGGGTAGACGTACCCTTCACCAACCGTGCACTTCCGGCCGATCTGGCTCAGAGTGCACGTTGCTCCTGGGAGGACACATGCTGGACGTCGCCTACGAAGTAGTCGAAGACCTGCCGCCGGGAACGCTGGCGAGGATCGACGAGGACAGAGGGCGCATACGAGTCCGCCTCGACAAGGTTGCCCCGCTCGCAGACGTGGTGCGGCAACTCAACATAGAGATCGACGACCTCATGGCCTCCACCCGCTGGTTCCAGCTCTGGGATGACGAGATCGTCTCCGGCAACACGCCCGACCGGCCACTCCGTATCGACTACCTCCTGCGCTCCTGGGTTTCACCGGACATGGGCGTGGGGGTAACCGAAAACAAGGGCATCATCCGGGTCTACATCTGCCCTACCCTCGACACCACCGATTTCGCGGCCTGGATGAACCCCGCCACCAAGAAGCAACTGGCTGCCGGACACTGGTTCCAGCTCTACGCCGGTGAGATCATCGACAACTCGCCGGGGCCCATGAGCCAGGTCTGAACGAACGGGGGCCGTCATGGCGGGATACGTCGAAGACCGCTGGTACAAGCAGGGGCCCCCTGATCCGGACGACCCCAAAAAGCGGCCGACCCGGGTCAAAACGGATCTCCACGAAAAGTGCAAGCGGTACCGGGTGTGCGGCATACCCGGCGTGCGGAAGCGGTCCTTCGAACGCAAGGCGGACGCGGAGACCTGGAAGGCAAAGGTCCAAACGGAGCTCCTGCGGGGCGAGTTTGTCGACCACCGTGACGGCAGCGTCTCCCTCGCGCACTACATCGCCGACGACTACTGGCCGACCAGGACCGGTGACCCTGGGAGCCTTCAGACCGTCAAGAGCCGGATCGACAACCGCATCCTGCCCTATCTCGGCGGACTGCACCTCAACTCGATCAGAGTGCCGCAACTGCGTAAGTACCTGGCCGACATGAACGACAACTACGGCGCTTCCAGCACCATCGAAGCCTGGAGCACCCTGTCGTCCATCCTGCAGGCCGCTGTTGAAGACGAGCGCATCCCGCGCAACCCCTGCTTGGCCAAGACGGTGCGGCCACCGGCCAAGCCCGAGCGGAAGGCGCGAGCTTGGAGCCGAGCTCGCGTCATGGCGGTACGCGAGGGACTCGACGACCGGTTCAAAGTGATGGTCGATCTCGGCGTCGCCGCCGGCCTGAGGCAGGGCGAGGTGCTCGGACTGTCCATTGACGACATCGACGGGGACGTCATCTATGTTCGCCGCCAGGTCCGTATCGTCAGGAACCGGCTGGTCTTCTCCCTGCCCAAGGGCGGGAAGACGCGCACGGTTCCGCTGCCCAAGTACCTTGCCGAACGGATCTCAGAGCACGCCGATCACTTCCCGCCCGTCGAAGTCACGCTGCCCTGGACCAACCCTGCCGAGCCGGAGAACGAGAAGCAGGCGGCCGAACGGGCTCCCCAGACGCACCGGCTCTTGGTGACGGGCGAACGTCAGAAGGGCGCGCTGCGCCGGGGTGTGTTCAATGAGGGGCCGTGGAAGCGGGCGTTGGTGGCGGCCGGCGTGATTCCTGCGCCGCCGCAACGGACGCGGACGGTGGAGGAGAAGGCTCGCAGGGCCCGCGGGAACACGAAGTATGCGGCCGCCGCGGGGGACGGATTCCATGCGCTGCGCCACACGTTCGCCTCAGTGCAGCTGGATGCCCGCGAGTCGGTCGTGGCGGTGTCGAAGTGGCTTGGGCATGCGGATCCGTCGATCACGCTGAAGATCTATGCGCACATGATGCCGGAGGCCGACGGCCGCGGCAGGGCGGCCATGGATGCCTGGTTCGCGGGGGAATCCTAAAAGATCTCCCCGGCCGCTCCCTGGTGCTTGAATCAGTCCGCCAGGGAACGGCCTTCGCCCAGGTGAAACCGTCAGCCGTTGGGGCGCAGCGTCCAGACAACCGTCATCTGGACTCCTGCTTTCTTGTACCAGCAGCAACACAACTCACGGGCCTCGCCAGCCCTCCGAGCTGGGCGTCTATCTGTATCCGTGTGGAGCTGCGTGGCGCGGCGTGGAGCTTGATGAGCCACCCTCACTACCCCCTGAGCTCATGATCGCCCCCTCAGTTCCCCCTGGATCGGGGCATCTGAGGCCGCTCTCCACCTGCCAATTCCCCGTCCCGCGAGCGCTACCCCAGCGCTTCGCCCGCGTGTCCCGGCTCGTACTTGCTCCCCGACCGTTCGGCCGCCTCACGCCTTATGGCTTCCATGGCGAGGACGCACTCGCGGCAGGCGCGGACGTCGTGGTCGCCGTCGAGGGGTGGGTGGAGGGTCTTGACGACGGTGGTGTCGACGGTGCCTTTGTTGGGGTGGCGGAAGCACACTCCGGGCTGCCAGTCGTAGAGGTCGAGGAGTTCCTGGCGGTCCATGTGTCGACTCCTGTGGGAATGGGCGGAGAGTGTGGTGCGGGGGGTGACGCGCTGGTTCCCCGTCTGCCCAACGGGAACCGCAGGCCAGCCGTGGTTCACCCTTTTGAGCGAACACGCGTTCGATTACTTGAAACTACCGGAAGCCCTGCGGCATATGCCAGCACGCCGCAAGGCTGAGGGTCTTCCATCTGCTCTACGGGGAGGGGTGGGCCGTCCGTCGCCCGGAACCTCAAGATCTAATAATGCCGCAAAACTGCTGCTGACTTATGATCATGATCCGTAAACGGTTGGGCGAGTGCCCGCCGAACAGCCGCAGTGGATCCTCGACGCCCGCCGGGCCGCCGGCGACCGCATCCGCGTGCGACGGCTGCACCAGAACATGACCCAGGAATCCCTGGCCTACGCGTCCGGTGTCGACCGGTCCACAGTCCAGCGCATGGAATCCGGCAGCGAGATGAAACTCAGCCACCTGCTCCTCGTCGCCGAAGCGCTCCGCGTGCACGTCACCGACCTCCTCCACAGCTAGGGCGCAGGCCAGGGCCGCGCTACGGAATCGGAGTCAACAGCACGTTGAGCACCTTGGGAAGGGTGCTGCCTGCATTTATCTGCGCAACTCCTCCACGCCCCGCACGTTTCCGTTACGGCCCGCGCATCCTCTGGCCAGGGCTTACCTCATCGGCACGGCTGAACGGGCGTTCAGTGCCTGTCAGGCAACGGCCCGTCAGCGCCGTGCGGCCTTGTGCGCGTCGACGAGCCGCTGCCCCGTCTCGCAGGGCCCGCTGGTCCGGCATATCTGGCACGCCTGCAAGTGGACGACGAGGGCGGTCCACTCGGGGGTGGGCGGGGCGACGGCGGGCGGCTTCACAGTGCACCGCTGAGGCCGGTGGCGGATTCGGCGGGGCAGACGTAGACGGCGCGGATGGCGGAGCCGCTGGGTGACAGCTGGTCGCCGATGCGGAGGGCTTGGTGGTCGCGGCTGCCGCAGGTGCAGGGCGGCGGGTCCGTGTCGGTGGTCTGGTGCTGGGGCGGCGGGTTCGTAGGCTGTTCCATGGCGGCGCTCCACGTCGGTGTCGTCCACGCCCCCGGGCCGCGCTGCATGCGGTCGCGGGGGTTTCTGCTGCTCACCACGATGACATAGCACGCCATGGCGTACTACCGATCGCCGCAGTAGATCATGGCCGCCTACGGTGCGCTCATGGAGTTCGCAGCAGATCGCCCCAGGTGGAGGCAGGTCCACGAGGTGATCGTGGAGCGGATCCGGACGGGCCAGTACCCGCCCCGGTCGAGGGTGCCGTCGACCGTCGCGTTGATGGGCGAGTTCGGGATCGCCAACGTGACCGCGCAGAAGGTTTTGCGGCAGCTGCGAGACGACGGGGTCATCTACACGGAGGCCGGGATGGGGTCGTTCGTCTCCGAGACGCCCGCGACAGAGGGCTGACCGCTGTCGTACCCGGCGGCTAGGCTTTGATCTATGCCTCCCACTCCCCCAGACCCGGCCCCCGTGCGGCCGTCTGCCGTGGTGAATGAGGAGATCCGCGCCCTGGTCGCGGGGGCGGGCGGCTGGCTGTACGGGGAGACGCGGCAGCGGTACGAGATGCTGCGGGATGAGTGGACCGTGGCGACGGCCGCCGAGCGGGGCGAGATCGTCGAAGCGGCGTGAGCGGTACGCTGACGCAACGACGCCCCCGCCACTTTGACTGGCGGGGGCGTCGTTGCTCTGTGGACGCGCAGACCAGGCCTAGCGGTTGCTCCATCCAGTGACAGGCGAGTAGCCGGTTGGAGGCCGTTTGCCACGGAGAGGGTCGAAGCGGCGCCGCAGCGTCCACTGATGCCCGCAGGTGGGGCTACTGCAGACGGCGCGGGTTCGAACCGGGTTTCCCTGGTGGAACTCCATGTACTGCACGGCTGGTCGGACCGTGCCGTCCTCGTCTACAAGGGCGAGGCCCCAGTCGACGGTCCCGTCAACGTCTTCCACGACACCGGCCTGACTGCCGCACCTGGTGCAGCGAAGAGGGCGACTGGCCATGACGTCCTCCATCTACTCGTCCTCCACGTTCCACCATGCGTTGACGTTGTTGGAGACGTGGACGTCAAGCACGTCGTCTGCCCACCTGTTCCGCTCCTCCTCGGTCATCGTGTCCCAGTCGTCGGGCAGCTGCTGCGTGTCCTCATCGCTGATGCCGCCCATCTCTACGCCGATCTTCAGCACCTTCGCCATGTCTACTCCCTGATAGCGGGTGGTTAACCACCTCCACAATGCCACCCCCTAGACGGGTGGTCAACCACCCATGCATGATTACCCCATGGCGAATCAGCATCGGACCAAACTGCGCGGCGTGCGCAACGTCGACGACCAGCTGTGGGACGACTTCGAGAAGGTCGCCGACGCCCTCGACAGCGACCGGTCAGCCGAGATCCGCCGCTACATCGAATGGGCCGTCCGCCGCCCCGGAGCCGAAGGCCCGCGGCGGCCAGCCGTACCCGAGCCCGGCGACGAGCCGACGTAGGATCCTGCGGTGGCAACCATCGAATTTCCCGACGATCTGATCACGCTGGAACGTTCTGCCTGGGTTGAGATTCGGGCCGGGCGGCTGACCGTGGCGACGGCGCGCAAGGTGCACGAGGCGGTTACCGCGTTCGCGGTCCAGGCAGGGCTGCGGCGGATGGACGTCGAGCTCGGGCTGAAGACGCTCGTGCGGTACGAGACGGCGGCCTGACAGCAGCGAGCCCCGCACCGGGCGCTGTCCGGGCGGGGCATCAGCAACAACCCGACTGGATCGTTGGGATGTCGACGACAATTCTACGGGCGGCCACCGACAACGCGGTGGCCGTCAGCGCTTCAGCGTGTGCCCGCAAGGGGACAGCGTGACCAGCCAGCCGACGCCGCCCGCGAACTCCGTGAAGCCGGACGACGCACGCTGGCCATACACGCGCTCCTGCTCGATCCCGTTCGCAGGATTCCCGCACACCGGGCAGGTAGCAGCCCGCCCTTCACGGAGCTCCGCTGCAGCAGCTGCGGCAAGCGCGTCGGTCCAGTAGCCGTCTGCGCCCTGCCAGCCATCGACTGGCCCGCCCAGCTCTACGCCGTCGATCGAAATGTGCACGGAATCCATGACCACTCCTTCGTTGCCACCAGGATGGCAGACGGCCAACGCGGTTGCGGCGGGCGAGTTGGGAACCTCGCCCGCCGCCAGTCACCGATAGCCGGTCGGTACCCCCCGCCGACGGGGGTTGGCGGCGAGGGGCGTGCTCAGTCTGGCAGGCGGACGTCGAGCGCGGGTGGAGTCAGCGGGTCGACAGGCGGTACTCGCCGACGGGCGGCTGCTGCGTCTGCGGGTCGATGAGATCGGCGGCTTCCCCGAGACCTTGTGGTGAGTAGTAGTCCAGGTCATCTCGTTCGGCGTGGGTGCGGATCCGCTCGGCCAGCTCGTGCGCGTATCCGTGCATCAGCGTCGTCGCCTCGTCCTCGCTCACGCCAGCAGCGAGCAGGCGGTGCCACAGGTTCATCGACGGGGATCGCGGGTCCAGGCTCATGCCGCCAGGATGGCAGACGGCTACGTCTCCTCGGGCCAGGTCGTCAACCTCTCGCCCGTCTCCTTGTCGACGAGGACGACGCGGGCGCCGGTGACGCTGCCGTGCTCGCCGATCCAGCGGCGGAACTTGTCCTCGGCGGTCGGCAGGTCGTCCCACCAGCCGTGCATGACGGGCCGGGCGCCTGTGTACAGGGTGAGGTGGAAGCGTTCAAGGTCAGCCACAGAGCAGCTCGTGCTCCGGGACATGGAAGCCGTGGCCGCAGGGTGCGAAATCGACGAGTAGCGGCGCCTCGTCCTGGTCGAAGGCGGGGTCGGCCGTTCGGCACGTGATTCGCTCCGGCGCCGCCTCGCAGGCAGGGCACTCAGGCAGTGGCGGATACTCCGGGAGCTGCAGCATGTTCACCACGATCTCCGTCTCGCGCTCCTCTGTGCGCTGTTTGAGGTAGCGGAGCCAGTCGGCGGGCATCTCTGTACGTTCGGCCATGGCGCCAGGATGGCAGACGCGGCCCGTCACGTGAGCCGGATCCCGCGCGCACGGCCGGGCTCGCGGACGATGGCGCCCTTCGCCTCGATCTCCCGCAGCTGGTAGTGGACCGATGACGGGCGGCGCCCGACCTCGGCGGCGATCTCTTTCACGGTCGGCGCCTCGCCGGAATCGACGATGGCCGTGCGGATGCTGCGGAGGATGCGCTCCTGGACGTCGGTGAGGTGAGGGACCTTGTAGTGGGCCATGACCCGATTAGAGCGCGTGTTCGATTATTGCTGCAAGCTGGACGCGTGAACGATCTGCCGCCCGACCTGCCCAGACTCCGCACCCTGGAGACCTGGCTCGCCCACACCCTCGACCGGGTACGGCAACAGATCGCGGAGCTGGAGCAGCGGGAAGCCGAACGGCAGCACGGCGAGCAGACCCGGCCGCCCGAACCGGACTGGCTGCTCGAGCGCGGCCTCGACGGACACGCACCCGCCGTGTACGTCCACATCGGCGGCTGCCACATGGCGGGGAAACGCAGCCGCGGCGTCGCGCAGGACCAGGCGCTGCGGGCACTCGCGGACGGCGTCGACGCGTGCCCGCACTGCCGGCCCGACTCGGAGCTCGGATACCTGGACTAGAGCCCGATGTCCTCGCTGGCGGCGTCGGTCCACTTGTCGGCTTCGCGGATGTAGCCCCAGAAGGCGGGGCTGTTCTCGGCGTGGCCGGACTGTTCGCGGATCTTCTCCTCACGCTTGCCTGCTCGGCGTGAGGTGGTGATGAACCCGGCCCGCATCGAGTGCCCGGTCAGCCGCACGGCGACGCCTGCGCGTTCGGCGTTGCGGGCGATGATCTCGCGGACCGATTCGGCGGTGAGGTGGCCGTCGGCGATGTTGCCCCAGACGTCGATGGCGCGGAAGGCGGCTCCGGTGGTGATGCCGCTGGCGGCCTTCCAGGTGGACCAGGCGCGGACGGGGCAGGTGTCGGGGTTCTTGCCGTACATGACGACGACTTCACGGGCGGGCCTGCCCTTCACGCCGGGGACTCGGACTTTGAGGCCTTCGCTGTGGAGGGTGATGCCTTCGGCTCGGATGGCAGCGACTTCGGCGGAGCGGCCTGCGATGAAGAAGGCCATGAGCCAGAGGGCGCGGTCGCGGATTCCGGTGAGCCCTTCGGGTACGGCGGCGGCCATCTGTCGGAGTTGGTCGGGGGTGGCGGCTTTGGCGGCTCCTCGTCCGCGTGCGATGCGGTCCTCGTCGGCCTTGAGTGGCTTGAGGGCTTTGCGTGCGGCGACGGTGGCTTCCTTGGGGACTTCGACGCCGAGGCTGCGGGCGGTGACGGTGACGCCGGTGATGCGGCGGTCGATGCTGCTGGGTGCGGCGGTCTTGATGGTGTCGAGCCAGACCACGAAGCCTACGAGCGTGCCCTTCGTGACGGCAGTGGAGGGCATGCGGTGGCCGGTACGTTCGGCTAGCCAGTTGTGGAACTCTTCCCACAGCGCCCAGTCGTTGGCGTAGCCGCGCTTCGTGTTGCTGGGGATGATCGCGTCGAGGTGCTCGTCGGCGGCCTTCTCCATGGCGGCGAGGACGGCGAGCGTCGCAGCGTCGTAGACGGCGGGGGCGGCGTCCGGCTGGCGTGGGACCAGGGCGTCTGTCACGGCCTCCACTCCTCGCGGTAGCCGGGCCGGTCCACGTAGGGCAGGGCGAGGAGGCGCAGCGTGGCGCATGGGTCCTTAGCGTGCCACTGAGTCGGGCCATCCTCGGCCACGCACTGGTGGTGGGTGCGAGCGTGCAGGTTAACGATGCGTCGCTTGGCGTCGATCTCGCGCAGCACCCGAGCCGGATCAGCGAACCGCGCGATGTGCAGCGCCACCGGGGCCTGCGCATACGACCGAGGGATGCCCGTCACCATCTCCGGCGACGTGTTGGCCTCACGGACGATCCGCTCGTCCTCGTCGAGTTGGTCGCGCAGCCATCGCGCCAGCTCATCCATGGCTACCAGCCCTCCGGCGTCTCGGTCTCGATGGGCACCAACAGCGTCTCGCCCGAGTCGTATCCGGGCCACGTGACGTTACCTGCCACGTCGACGTGAGCACCGGCATCCTGTGCCCAGTTGAGGTATTCGGCGTCGCCGTGGCAGGCGGGCGATGCGTCGTGGGTGTCGTACCAGTCGCTCATGCGTGCCCCTTTCGAGACTCGGTCCAGGACCAGCCTTTTGGTGAACGGTGCTTGCCGTTGTGCCCTTCCGGCAGGAGGCAGATGTCAGGCGGGTAGGGGTCTCCGACGAGGTGCGCAGGGCCGCCTATGTGACCGCACGGTGCTGTTCCTGGCGACGCGAAAGAAGCGAAGTGCTCGATATGCGCGAGGATGGCCCAGCCGTCGCGGGCGCAGTCGTGGTCCGGGCAGCCGCCACAAAAGTCACACCAGTGCGGGGTACACGGGCTCCGCATGGTTCGGCAGGTTTCGGGCCTCGCGGTCATCATCCCTCACCGCGACTGGGCGACTCATCGTGAGGCACGTCTCGGTTGGTGACGGCACGCCCGACCCAAGCGTTGAACTCCTGGCGCCTGCTGGAGTTGGGCACGAGCGTGTTGTCGTCCAGTTCCAGCACGTCGTTGACTATCTCCGAGTCGCCGTCAACAAGGACCGTGACCGTCAGGCGGCGGCGCAACATCCCGCGCAGGAGATCGCGCCATCCAAGGTGGATGGCGTGTCGAACGAATGGATCACCCAGAGGCTTTCGGAACTCGACGGTGCGGTCATCGATGCGAGTGGTGACGTGATAGCGAAGCCCCGACAGGCGGCTGTCGTAGGTCGGCGAGATGGACTGGCGAAGGTTTTCCGGCATGCCTAATTGTACCGTTTTTTCGCCCGCGATATGGCATGTTATCGAGAGTGGTCGACCCCAACGGGGAGCAGTTCAGCGGCCGTTGGTACGGCGAAGCCCCGCCCTCCCGAAGGAAGGCGGGGCTTCTTCGCGGGCCCCGAGAGACCTTGACCGTCAACGTCCCCTGGACGCTGGGTGCAGGCGTGCGCGTCTTGCCCTGTACGCGGGCTCCGAGAGCCTTGGCCGTCAAGCGGTTCGGCGTGCGCGTCCTGCCGTACCCCCAGCATGACAGAACCGCCCCCGGATCACTCACCGCGAAGGCGAGCAATCCGGGGGCGCTGTCACTCGGGTTCGTCGTCGGGTGGCCAGTCGGGTTCGAGGAACGGGCGCGGCGACAGCCAGAACGGTTCGGCGTCATCATCGTCCACCGGTCGCACTCCAGTTCTCACGCGTCGACGTTGCGGAGGTATCGGGCTGCGGCCTCCGTCATCGGCTCGGCCGCGGGCGGCTCCATGCCGGCCTTCTTGATATGCGAGACCAGCGACCGGACCCGATGCAGGAGCCAGCCGATCGCCTCGTCCTGCTCGCCGATCCGCTCCCGCTGCTTCTCGGCTTCGCTCTCCTGGCGTTCGACCCGCTTCTCCAGGCGCTCGATCGCCTTGCCCTGCTGCGTCGTGACTGCGAGGAAATCGTCGCGGTTCTCCTGGCGCTTGGTGCGCCGCGCCGAGCGGGCGGCCACCACGCCGCCCCCCGTGCCTATCAGTGCCAGCCCGGCCTGAATCCAGGTGTCCACGCCCATCAGTAGCTCTCAACTCTCTTGGGCCGGGGCGGTTCCCGCCATCCGGCGACAACCAGTACCGGTGCGGCGATCGCCCCCCACACCACCGCCGCCAGCCACCCCCGCGGATAGTCCCCGAGGATCCAGGCGAGGAGATACGACACAGTCCACGGCAGCACCATCAGCGGCAGCGCCAGAAACCCCGGCCAGTCCTTCTCCGGCGGCAGCCATGCCGAGACGATCGCGATGAGCCCGGACACCACCCAGATCCAGCCCCAC